CCTTCGCTACAAAATTCACCCCCAAAAACCTAAACCATGCAGAATACACCTAAAAAACCACGCCAAAAAAACACGGTTCCGGTTGCGCAGCGCGTCAGGGAGATCGAGGGGATCATGGCGGCCGGCCTTTGGGTCAAGGGCAAGACGGGGAAGGCGCTCGCGCAGAAGTGGGGCGTGTCGACGTCGACGATCGAGAACTACAGCGCCGAGGCGTGGCGCAACGTGTGCGCTGCGAGCGACGACGCGGACGCCGTGCGTCCGAAGATTGCCGGTCTTCTATACGTCGCCGCGCAACGTGCGTTCGATCTCTACAAGTTCGACAGTCTCGCGAAGTGCGCGGACACGCTCTCGAAGGTCACGGGAGCTCGAGCGGCGGAGCGACACGAGCACGCCGTGGTCATTGCCGAATTCAACGCGCTCGATCGACATGGAAAAATTGAATACTTCCGCCAATCGATCCGGGAAGCGGAGGCCGCGATCGCCGAGCTCGAGCGCGAAGCGTCGACCGAGGAGCAAGAGGGGCGCTTGATTCAGTGAATGCTACACCCCGCCGCGAAACAAAAGATCGTCCGTGCGCATGCGCAACGCGTGCTCGCCGACGGCCGCGGGTACATGCCGCAAAAGCCCACAGCGAAGCAACGGGAGTTTCTCGACTGTCCCGATCTCGAATGCTTTTTCGGGGGAGCGGCAGGGGGTGGCAAAAGCTCGGCCATGCTCATGGCTGCGCTGCAATACGTGCATGTTCCAGGTTATGCGGCCGTGGTCATTCGTCGAACCTTCGGAGCACTTTCGCAACCGGGAGCGCTAATGGATCGCGCGCGGGATTGGCTCGCGCCGACGAACGCGAAATGGAATTCGCAAACGCACCGGTGGTCTTTTCCTTCGGGCGCGTCGCTGACCTTCGGGTACTTCGACCACGAGAAGCACAAGGATCAATACCAGGGAGGCGAGTTCGACTTCATCGGCATCGAGGAAGTGACTCAGTTCCCCGAGAATTGGTATCGCTACCTTTTCTCACGCATTCGCCGCGTGCATTCCAAAGCGGTTCCGCCTCGCATGCGCTCAACCGGCAACCCCGGCGGCATCGGGCACGTTTGGGTGAAGGCTCGGTTCATCGACGCGGCGACGAAGACGGGAACGTTTATCCCATCGAAGCTCACGGACAATCCGCACCTGAACGCCGAGGAGTATCGCGCGGCGCTCTCGCAGCTCGACGAGGTGACGCGTCGACAGCTCGAGGAGGGCGACTGGGATTCGGTAATCACGGACCTCGTCTACTCGCCGCCACGACTCACGAACGTGAAGCCCGGCCGATTCGAGGTCTACGCGCTGGGTTTGGATTTTGGCGCGCAGAACGATCCATGCACGTACTCGGTCCTCGGGTACAACCACAACTCGCCGATCGTCACCGTCGTTCGGAGCTACAAAGCGAACCATTCGCCGAGCGAGTCCGGAGAGGAAGCCGCGAAGCTCAACGAAGAGTTCCGCTTTCGATTCATGGTGGGCGACGAGAACGGACTCGGGAAAGCGTACGCGAAGGAGATCCGACGACGTTTCGCACTTCCGATCGAGGCCGCGGAGAAGGAAGGAAAGGCGGGCTTCATCAAGCTTTTCAACGGCGCAGCGGAGCGCGGCGAGATCTTGATCTACGAGCCCGAATGTCGCGAGCTCGTGAAGGAAATGAAAACGCTTCCGTGGAAGGATTCGAGCCGTGAGGAGGTCTCCGAAGGGTTCGACGATCACTGCAGCGACGGCACCCTATACGCGTGGCGCAAGTGCCAAGCGTTCCGCGCAAAGCATCAACGCATCGCCCCCGGCGGCATTCGACCAGGATACACGAACCAATGACAAGCCCCCTTCGATCCATCCCTAACCATGTGCGAGTCGCCGTCAATCAAATCCCCTTGCGCTTCGATCTCCGACTCGGATCGGGCAACTACCAAACCATTTTCGGTGCGGTCAAAAACTTCGAGCACGGGGAGCTTTGCCGCGCGGCGGGGCTCGATCCGGTCCGCTTCTACTTTGAACTTCCTTCCTCGTGTCGAGGAGTGGGGAGTCTATCTAGCGGCAACCGAGGGAACCTTCGGATAGACGGATTCATTTTCGCGCACGGACAAACAGAACCTTTCGGCAAGGTGACCAACATCAAAGAGGGCGACAAGCTTCGAGACTTCGATCCAAACGATCAAAGAGAGTGGGAGAAACTACGATGAATACGCAAGACAACACGACAGTTCAGCAGAGTTACAAAAAGCGCACGGGCCTTTTGCAGGTGCGCGTCGGGAGCAATCACATCGTTCGATGCGCCGACGGCGTGAAACGTCAGTTCGAGGTGAAGCCTCTCGACGCTTACCCCAATGCAAGCAAGGTGTGCGTGTGTCTCTCCACGAACACGGTCTATCCAACCTACGCCGAAATGTTCGCGGCGCAGCCATCGGCCTCGGAGCTCCGCAAAGAAGAGACCTCGATCGTTTGGGCCTATTGGTCCGAAGACACCGAGGAATCACTCGCCGACGCCGAGCGAGCGGAAGAAGAATATCAGCTTGCGAAGTCGGAGAATCCCAAGGCAACGAAGCGCGCGATCAGTAAACCGAAATCCGTCGACTACTCCAAAATCCTTGGACTGCTCGCGGAATACCAGGAATAGGTTTGAACGTGCCCACCCCGTCGAACCCGAACCCTGATCCGTATCGTCAAAAGCTCGCCGTACCGACGAATGATCCAGCGTGGCAACCGCCATCCGATCCATCGAAGGATGCGAAGACGAACGCGAGGATCATCTTGCGGGAGATCCCGACGGGGGTTGTCCAAACAGGGTGGACCATCACTGAGACGAGAGAGGCGATCGCGTCTCTCGTTTACGGAAACTTCGCGGCACCGGCGCAACTATGGGACGCGGTAACCGGTGACTCTCGCGTTCAAAGTGCCATGGCGTCGCGCATTGGCGGCCTCATGGGGCGAGAGCTCCGGCACCAAATCCCCGCACACCTAAGAGATTCGAGCGCGGCGAAGGAGTGCCACGCCGCATGGGTCGAGCATTGGCCGTCGATGGCAACCGAGCCCGTCATGCGAGACATGATCTCGTGGGGCGTCGGCCTCGGCTTCCAGGCTTCCCAGATTCTTTGGGACACAAGCTCGACGCCGTGGAAGCCGTACCTCGTCCCCTTTCATCCCCGGTTCACGTTCTATCAGTGGCAGCTACGCGAGATCATCGCGATCACCCAAGACGGCCCCTCGGCGATCACGGGCGGCGATGGCCATTGGGTTTTGCACGCGCCGAGCGGCCGAACGCGTGGTTGGATGAATGGCGCAGTGCGCGCCATCGCCCCGTGGTGGCTCGCGCGAAACTACGGGCTTCGAGACTGGGCGCGCTACTCCGAGCGTCACGGCATGCCCATTGGCTTGGCGGAGACGCCGAGCGGCGGGGAGCCGGAAGCTATCAACGCCTTCCGTCTTGCCCTTGCGCAGCTCGGGCAGGAGTCGATCCTACAGCTTCCGCACTCGGACAACCCCGAGTTCGGGAAGTACGATTTCAAATGGCTCGAGACGGATGGATCGGGGTGGCAGGGATTCCAGCAGCTGATCGCGCAATGCAACGCAGAGATCACGCTTGCCGTGCTTGGTCAGAACCTCACGAGCGAAGTGAAGGAAGGAAGCTTCGCAGCGGCGCGCGTTCACGCGGACGTGCGCCAAGCGATCCTCGAGTCCGACGCTCGAGCGCTCGCTGATACGATCTATAAGCAGATCGCGCGGCCGTACGCCGCGATCAACTTCGGCGATCCGGAGCTCGCTCCTCGCCCGGTGTGGGACATCGTCCCTTACGAGGACCACAAGGCGCTCGCCGACACCTTCAACGCGTTCACCATCGGCGTCTCGACGTTGAAAAGCGCGGGATACAAGATCACGCGCATCGAAGACTTTGCGCGACAATTCGGCCTCACCCTCGGATCGGCGGCGATCGTTCCGGTTGTGGAGTCGAGCCAGAAAGAGGGTTTGATCACGCCTACGGACAAGGCGGCGATCGTGAAGGTCAACGAAGCTCGAGCGGATGCGGGATTGCCGGCCGCGTTTGGAGAAGACGGCGAATTGACCGTTGCGCAGTTCAAGGCCTTCAACGAAGCCAAGGGAGAGTCCGAGGGCGCGGACGAGGGGGCCCCGCCCGAATCGAACGCCGCGGAGTAAGAAAAGGAAAACCCCGGTAGATGGGGAATTCTACCGGGGCACATGCGCGAACACGAAGTGAACGAACGATCAAACCGTAAAGGATCGTTCAATGAAACGCAAGTTCAGAGTTTCGTCGTGCGCGTACGCGCTCGACCCAAAGGCGTTTGACTTCATGTTCTTGTGCGCCGGGCCGAGGCCGACCGAGCTCCTTCCGAACGGCGTTGCAGTGGTTTACGTGAATGGGCCCCTCGCCCATCACGAAGGAATGTTCTTCGATTCCTATGACGCGATCACCGCGCGTCTCGAGGATGCCTTCTGCGACGACGACGTTCGCGCCGTCGTTCTCCGATGCGATTCCCCAGGCGGCGACGCGAACGGGGTTTTCGAGGCGAACCGTGCGATCCGAGCGATGCGCGCCGAGTGGGGAAAACCTCTCTATGCGTACTCCGACGAAAACATGTATAGTGCAGCCTACGCGCTTGGGTGCGCGGCAGACGAGATCTGGCTTCCACAGACGGGAGGGGTCGGAAGCGTCGGCGTCATTTGTTCGATCGAGGATCGGACCAAGCAAAACGAGAAGGCCGGAAAAAGGATAAACCTCGTAACGACGGGAGCGAGAAAGGCAGATTCTCACCCCGATCGGGAGCTTACGCCGGAGGTTCTCGCGAGCGTACAAGCCCAAGTAAATCAACTCGGAAAAGTGTTTTTCGAGACCGTTGCAGAGTGCAGGGGAATCGATGCGAGCGAAGTGCAAGCGCTCGAGGCCGGATGTTACATCGGCGATGGCGCTGTAAATTCCGGACTTGCTGACGCTGTAGGGGGCTGGCAAGAATTCATGTCGTTCGTCACGGCATCACTCACGGAGCCCGAAAGCATGACCCCGAAAGCCAAGGCCACGAAAGAGCGGAACGCGCTCGCGGCGCAGATCGAAGCGAGTAATTCGCCGTCTGAAAAGAAGAAGCTTCTTGCATTGTACGAGGCGAAGTGTGCCGAACTATCGGCATTGAAGGCGGCCGCATCGGCGCCTCCCGCGGCTTCGGACGAAGTCGAAGAAGAGGATGACGCTGAGGAGTGCTCCGAAGAGCAAGCCGAGGAAGGCGAAGACGAAGAGGAGGACGAGCCCGAAGGCGATGATCCGGAAGCCTCGAGCTCGAGCGCGTCCGCCGCCGTGAGCTCGCGCATCATTGCCGCCGCGCAGAAGGTGACCGGGCAAAAGAACCTATCCGCCGTGCTCGGTGCCCTCGAGGCGATGCCTTCGATCAAAGAGCAGGCACGAAACGACCGCTTCGACGCGCTCGTGGATCAAGCCGTCTCAGACAAGCTCATGACCCCCGGCGAGGCGAAGTCCTTCAAAGCGCAAAGCTCGAAGGATCCGGCGTGGCTCAAGGGGCACCTTTCGACGAAGAAGAAGCTTTCGATCCGCACGTCGGAGGATGGTCCGGTCTCGGCGAGCCTCAACGCCCAGGCCGTCTCGCTCGATATGCAGGGACTCACGCCCGACCAGCAAAAGATCATGTCGACCGCCGCGCGTGCCGCCGGAAAAACGGTTGCAGACTACACCAACGAAATCACCAGCAAGGGCGCGCTCAACGGCGCGCGTAGGTTCTAACCATGGCCGATCGCAAATCTGATCAATACGGCGCGCCGTCGGAAGTTCTGCCGACGCTCCTTTCGTTCCCCGTCGCCGCGGCGACGAGCATCTACGCCGGCGACATGGTGGCAACCGACGCGAGCGGCAACGCCGTTCAGGCGGGCACCGCGGGCGCCGTCCAGATTTGGGGCCGCTGTGAGGCGGACGCCATCAACACGACGGCAGCCGGCTTCGGCACGGCCGGCGACATTCAGGTCATGGTGCGAGAGGGTGTCTTCGGCCAGCTGAACGCGGCCGGTGTCAACGCCTGTACCGCGGCGGATGTTGGTAACATCGTGTACGCGACGGGCCCGCAAACGGTTTCGCGTAGCAATGTCGGCGGCGCTTACCTCGCGGCCGGCAAGCTTTTCAAGGTCTCGGGCGGAGTCCCGTATGTCGGCCTTGGTATGCCAAGCCTTTACGATGATCAGGGCGACACGGACACGCAAGACGTGATCGTGATGCGCGCCCGAAACGTCGTGAACGGCAACATTGCGGACCTCACGGCGTACACCGTCGCGAGCAATGCGGCCGTAAACGACGCGACGCTGAACGTCGAGGGGGACATCGTGCTCCTCGTCGCTCAGACGACCGTAGCGGAAAACGGCGTGTATCGCGTCGGCGTCGTCGCCGGTGGCACCGCGCCACTCTACCGCGTGGCGCCCAAGGCAGCGTTCCTCGCCGACCAGTACGAGATCGCCGTTTCGTCCGGCACGAAGTTTGGCCACACGAAGTGGTTCAACTCGGCGGGCGGCACGCTCGGCACGAACGACCCCGCTTTCTACCCCGAGAGCGTGACGATCTCGCAAGTCCTCACGGCCGGAACCGCGTCCGCGATCACCGGTATTCCGCTCCTCAGTGCGACGAAGAGCAATATCCTTTACACGCGCACGGCGACGGGCGGAACGCTGACGAACACCGTCGGATACCAAACCGTTCCCGCTCCCACCCCCGGGCCTATCGGCACCGCATCGATCGTCCCGATGGCCGTCGTCGCCGCCGGCACGATCCAAAACCTCGACACCTCGACGCTCCTCATCACCGTGGTGAACCGCTAATGATCCTCAGTCCCTCAAACATCGCCCTCTTCTTCACGACGGTCGACACCAGCTACTGGGATGCGTTCAACACGACCCCGGTGATCAACCCGATGATCGCAACGGAGATCCCGACGAATTCGGAGATCTGGACCGCGGGATGGATCGGTTCGCTCGACAAGCTTCGGATTTGGGAAGGGCCGCGCATCACGCGAAGCGCCGCGCCTCAAACCTACTCGGTCACGCCGAAGCCGTTCGAGCTCACTCTCGGGATCGACCAGTTCAAGGTCGAGGACGACACCTACGGCATCTACTACCCGATGGCGCAAGGCATGGCGATCCAGGCGAAGAAGGCGCCGGACTACGAGCTGCGCGACCTCATCAATAACACCGGTGGCTGGACCGGCGCTCCGCAGAAGTGCGCCGACGGCCTCACGCAGTGGAACACAGCTCACCCCGTCGACGTGTATGACAGCGCGAAGGGCACGTACTGCAACGACTACCGAGGTGGCGTTTCCGTCGACGGCATCACCATCGGCGGCGCGCTCTCGCTCGCGGCCTTCGCGACGGTCTACCAGCAAATGGCGCTCCGGAAGAACCAGAGCGGCGAGGCGATGGGCCTCATGGTGGACACGCTTCTGAATTCCCCGATGCTCAAGCTCACCGCCGACAGCATTCTTCAAGCGCAGTTCCTCGCGTCGCCGACCATCGGAAACCTTACCGGTCAGGTGGGGTCCGCCGAGAACATGCTGCGAGGATGGGCGACCCCGCTCACGTGGGGCGACCTCGGTTCCTACCCGAACCGATGGTATGAGCTCGTCACGAAGCAACCCGTCAAGCCGTTCCTCATCATCAACCGCAAGGCTCCCGAGTACACCACGCTCACGAACCCGAACGATCCGGCCGTCTTCGCCTCGCACACCTTCACCCTCGGCGTGAATTCTCGCTTCGCACCCGGTTGGGGCCCCACGTTCCTCTCGTCGATCTCGGGACCCTCGGAGTAACCCGTGTCGGAGCAGTACGCGACGCTTTCCGATCTGTACAAGTACGGCGCCCCCGAGCGCGCGTTTGGACAGTTGGACGACGCGACGAAAACCGCGGGGCTCGTCTCCGCGTCGGCGAAGGTCGCAACGTTTCTCCGCGCTCGATACGTCCTACCCCTTCTTACGTGGGACGACTCGATCACGGAGGCGACATGCAAGATCGCCGCGTACGATCTCCTCGTGGTGCGGGGCTACAACCCCGCCGCCGGCGCGGACCCCAATTTGCGCGAGCGAAACCTCGACGCGCTTTTCTTCCTCGAGAAAGTCCAGAAGTCCCAAGCGCACCCGGCGATCACATCCACCGTTTCTCCCGTTCCTAGCTACGTCGATCAACCCATGGTTCTATCCTCGTCCGTCGTCAACGTCGCAACCGGTGGCACCGCCACGCGGCGGGGGTGGTAATGGTTCCGGGGCTTCAAGGAAATTGGGCCTACGCGGCCGGAACATCGGGCACCGTCACGCTCCCCGAGGGCGCCGTCGTTTGCCAGATTTCCGCGCAAACGACCGCCGGCGGAACCGTCGTGATTTTCGGGGGGGCGACCATCACCGTCCCCGCGAACACCGCGTTCGAGCGAGCTCCTTCGGATCACGCGCTTTGCGTAGCGAAGACATCGGGCGCGAACACGATCGTGTTCACGGGAACGACGGCCTATTACGTGGAGTACATCTACCCGTGAGCGCCTTCCGAAAGCTCGCGGCGAAGTATGCCTCGCTCGGTGTCGTCGTCGGCGACACCGCGAAGGCGACGGCCGACGACTTCAAAAAGGAGCTCGAGCAGGGATTCGCTCAAGGCAAGGACGCGAACGGCAATCCGTGGGCGCCGCTTGCCAACGGAGGCACATCGCACCTCGAGGAAACGGGTAAGTACCGTTCAAGCCTAAACGTCGTCGCACTCACGGGCGTCGGGCAGTCGATCGTGGAAATGAACACGGGCCCCGCCGCGAACCTTCACGCGCGGGAAACGACTCAATACCCCGCGAACCGTGCTCAACCCGGCGGCCGTCAACGCCGCTTCTCGCGCAAGCTCGAGGGGAAGCCGTGGACGCACCCGGCGCGCCCACTCATGCCGATCGCAGGGCAAGATCTCCCCCCGAAGTGGAAGGAGATCATCGCAAAGAACTACGGGGAAACCATGCGGGAGGCGTTGAAATAAATGCCCGGCATCGTCGAGCTCGTCGAGTACATCTCGGACGACGTCGTGACGCAGCTCGCCGCCGCGAACTACGCGCCGCTCGTCGACGGGGAAATCCTCCTTGGTCGTCAAGAACAATACGCGATGAGCGCTCCGCCACGCATCATCTTCATTCCCGCGACGAGCGCCTTCACTGGAAAAGACGTCTACAACCGTTCGACCACGGCGAGCGAAGACGAGCAAAAGGCACAGCAAAGAAACCCGTCGATCCTCACGGACGTGATTTCGTTCGAGGTCCGTTGCTGGGGTGTGTGTCCGGGTTCCGATCCTGAGGATCGCAAATACGACTTCGACTACACGCAGCAACTTTATCAGCAAGTGATCCGGAGCGTGAACGCGCTCTCTCTTGGCTCGTACAGCGTGGGCCGCGGCGAGTGGACGAACAGCCGCACGAACGCCTCGCAGCTCGTAACAGACGGAATGGAATTCGTTTTCCAACTGACATTCCAGACTCCGATTTTGAAACTTCTCGAAGCTCTCCCGCATGCGCCGTCTGACGTCGCACCGGGTGTAACTGACACCATGATTCTACCTTCGGGCCTATCTGGCCCTGGATGTGAGGAGCCCGCGCCATGACTACCGGTGACGTTACGATAACCATTCTCGACGGCGGCGCCGCCGCCGTTGTACCCGGCGCTTCGGTGCAAGTCGTGATCGCGACCTCGGACAGCGGCACCGCCGCAAGTCCCGTCGCGACACAGAGCCCGAACACGCTCTTCAGCACGTTCGGCGCGGGCGACCTCGCGGAAGCCGGCGCCCTATCTGCACTCGCGGGCGGAACGATCATCGCGATCAAGGCAGCAACCGTGACGGCCGGAAAGGTGCTCGGGTCGGACGCGGCGGCGTTGAATGTCACGGGCGCGACGAACGCGACGCCCATCGTCATCACGACCGCGACGCATGGGCTTGTGAGCGGCGCCGTCGTCACGGTCGCGAGTGTCGGAGGCAATACCGCCGCGAACGGTACATTCAAGATCACAGTTCTTTCGGGCACGACGTTCTCGCTCGACGGTTCCGTGGGAAATGGCGCCTACACGTCGGGCGGCACCGTTCAGCCACGCGGCTCGAATCAGGTCGGGACCGGTACGAGCGAAATGTATGCTACCGGTACCGCGAAGAGCACGCATTACGGAAAGCTCCTGATCGTCTCCGGCGGAACCATCGGCACGACCGGGATCACGTTCAAGGTCTCGCTCGACGCTGGCCGGAACTACGGCCCGACGTTCTCGCTCGGAACCGCTTCCACCTACGTGATCTCGGAGACTGGGATCACCATGAACTTCACCGCGGGAACCCTCGTCGCGGGCGACTACGTGACATGGGGAACGGCGGGACCGCTGACCGACACGGCCGGCGTCGTCGCGTGCCTCACCGCGCTGAAAGCGAGCTCGTACGGGATCACTGGATGGGGATCCTTCCACATCGCTCAGTACTTCTCGCAAACGGACATCACGACGATCAACACCGCGATCAACAATCTCGCAGGCACCGACTACATTTACACCCGTGTCATGGTCCCGTCTCGGGACGCATCGCCCCCCGCCATCTACGGCGGCACCGGTGAATCCAAGGCGACATGGATCGCCTCAATCCAAGGCGACTTTTCGGCGGCCGATTGCAAACGCTCATGCGTCAACGCGGGTTACTACAACATGCCCTCGGCGTTCCCGAACCAAACCGCCGGAGCGCCAAGTTACAGGCGGCCGCTCTCGTGGGCGCTCGCCGCTCGCGAGGTCGTCATTCCGCCGCAGCGCCACGCCGGACGCGTACGCGACGGCGCGCTCGCGAACGTTGTTCTATCACCGAACACGGACAGCTCTGACGGATTCGTTTACTATGACGACCGCGTTGACGGCTCCGCGCTGAACACCGCGCGCTTCTGCTCGGCGCGAACGCGCGTAGGCCTCCCGGGCTTGTACATTGCCAACCCGAATTTGATGAGTGCGATCGGGAGCGTCTTTACGATGCTTCCTCTCGGAAACGTTATGGACGTCGCTTGCGGCATTGTTCATCAGGTCGGACAGCAAGACATTAACTCGGACATTCGCCTGAACGCTAACGGGACGATCTACGAGAACGAAGCGCTCGCGATCGAGAGCCAGTTGAAGGGCAACCTATACGCGCTCATGGTCGCAACAAACATGATCTCGTCGGCGACCGTCGTCGTCAATCGAACGTGGAACGTCGCCGCGACGAGCATTGTCAAGGTCGCCGTGACCATCGTCGCCCGCGGTTACGTGCTCGAAGAGCAGATCGACATTGGATACTCGAACCCCTTCGCGGCCGCGAGCTGAGGAAAGAACATGACAACCACCATCCCGTACCCGCTCGTAAATGGAACCCGTCACAGCTTCTCGTCGATCGAGCTCAAGTTGAACGGGAACATTTTCATCGGTTTCAAGTCGATCAACTACAGCCGCACGCGCTCGCGTTCGATGGTCTACGGAAACTCACCGGACCCCATCGGCAAGACGCAAGGCACGAACGAGTACAGCGCCGACGTCGAGCTCTATCTCGCCGAGTGGAACCAGTTCATGGAAAGCATCGGACCGGGGTACGGCGACACGTTCTTTCAAGTGCTCGTGACATACTCGGCGAACGGATTCGACACGATCCAGGACACGATCAACGGGTGCACCATCGACGGCCTAGAAGTTTCGCAGTCGCAAGGAACCGATCCGCTCGTTCGCAAGTTCGACATGTCTCCTCTGAAGATCCTCTTCAACGGCAAGGATGATCTCGCCGTCCCGCTCGTGGGGCCTGCTACCTAGCGCACCATCTCACATAACCGGTTCGGTGTCGGCCGATCCTACGGCCGGGCGACCCTGACAAGGGAACCCGGTCGCTTCTTTCAACTCCAAAGAAAGGATCCACCATGGCCGTCTCACAAGATCAGATTTCCGCATTCGAGACCGAGCATAAGCGCGTCGCTCACATCAAAGGCAAGGGTGACCCAACGCCGTGGGAAGTCGTGCTTAGGAAGCCGAAAAAGTCGGAGTACATGCAGTTTCGATCGCAGTCGACGAACGAAGCGACGCGCGATCGGGCGCAAGAAATTCTCGTGCGGAAGCTTGCGCTTTACCCGACGGGCGCGGCGCTCGAGGAGCTCCTCGAGGAATGGCCCGGCATCCCCGAGGCGTGCACGCGTGGCGTGATGCATCTTTGCGGTTTGGAGGTCGAGGACCTGGGAAAGTCCTAGGCGAGCTCCGAGAGACCATCGCGAAGAGCCCGGACGCCTTCATGTTCGGGATCTCGCAGTGGATACGCGGAGACCTCGACTCCCTCGACGCCGACGCCGCGGCGCATGTGCTCGGCGAAACAATTCTTCTACACCGTCAATGGCTCCTTTCCAAAGTCCGTAAATGAGCACGTTTACCGAGACCATCGCCCTCGAAGACAAGGTAAGCCCCTCGGCGGCCGCCGCGTCCAAGCAAATGGGCGTGCTCTCGAACGCGATCGCACAAACGGAAAACGCCCTAACGCTTGCCGCCGCGAGCGGCAACGTGAAGAAGTACAACGCGCTTTCCAAGGATCTGGCCGGGTACAAGTCCGCGCTCGACCAGATCCCGCCGGCGTTGAAAGAGGAAGTGTCCGCGGCGCAGGCATCGATTGCCGCGGAGCAGAAGCAACAGCAGGCGCTCGAGACCACGCGGCGCGTTCTTGCGGAACAAGCATCGGCGTTCAAAAAGTACGAGGACGAGAAAAAGAAAGCTCAGTCCGCAGCGTGGGCGGAGTCGGATCGGCTCAACAAAGCGGAGCAGCAGAAGCAGCAACAGGCGCTCGCGGACCAGTTGAAGGCGCAGAAGGAGCACGACGCATCGGTGCGTGATGCTCGAGGACAAGCGCTCGCGGAAGCAAAAAACGCGATGATAGTAGGGAAGGAAACGGTTCAAGCCGCGATCAACGGCATGAAGTCCGCCTTCGCATCCCTCGCGGCCGGAGACGTAAAGGGCGCGATCGCCGGCGTTACAGAGTCGATCGCCGGCATGGCAAAGATGCTCGACCTCGTGGTTCCCGGGCTCGGTCAAGCGGTGTCCGCGGTGATCTCGATCGCCGGTGGACTCGTCGCGGTGACCGCCGGACTTGTGAAAAGCGGGATGGCTTTTGCGCTCGAGGCGACTCAGGCGAAAACCGAAATGCTCGCGTACTTCAACGCGATGGGGCAGGGGATCGTAACTGGCGAGCAGACCGAGGAAATGATCGACGGCCTCAAGGCGAAGATCGGGATCGCGAAGGACTCCCTTGTAGGTTGGACGAAAGAACTACAGGCGATGGGCATGGTCGACCTCGACGAGATCGAGAAGAACCTTACCGCCATCGCGTCGGCGAGCGCGCTCGCGGGGAAGACCGGCGAAGATGCGTTTCTAAAGCTGACGTCGAAGATTCAAGCGCTCGCAATGACGGGCGGAAAACTCAAGCTCGCGGACAAGCAAATCGCGGCGCTCGCGCAAACGGGAGCGAACGTCGTCGACGTTGCGGATCAAATGGGCATGAGCGCCGAGAAGCTTCGCGATGGTCTATCGAAAGGCACCATCGACGCGGCGAAGTTCGGCGACGCTTTGCAAAACGCGCTCATCAAAAAGGGGGCGGGGCCTCTTCAGAAAATGGCGGCGAGCCTCCCGAATCTGAAGAAGCTTCTTTCTGAATCGATCGGGGACCTCTTCGAGGATATCGATGTGGGGCCGTTCCTCGCGCAAGTGAAGTCTCTCTTTGAGATCTTCGGGCAAGGAAAGGACTCGGGGAAGGCCCTCAAGGCCGGCGTTCAGGGAGCCTTTCAAGGCATCTTCGATGCGGCGACGAAGGTCGTTCCGTACGTGAAACACTTCCTTCTCGACCTCGTGATCTTGGGACTCAAGGCCTACATCGGGCTCAAGCCGTTGATCAAGTGGTTCGGCGAAATGGCCGAAAAGCAACCGGTGATCAATGCGTTTTGGATGACGGTAAAGGGGCTCGGATCGGCGATCGCCGGAATGGTGGCGCCGGTGCTGATCGTGATCGGAGTCGTGTCCGCGCTTGCCGCCGCGTTCGCGCTGGCATCGGGATTTGCCGCGAGCGTCGTCGGCGTGATCATGAACTTCGGCGCCCAAGTTTTCGGGACGCTCTCGAAGTACATCGCGCAAGCGATGCAATGGGGGAGCGACTTTGTGAACGGCATCGTGTCCGGCATCACCGCGGGGATCGGCCTTGTGACGAATGCCGTCACGAGCCTTGCGACGTCCGCGAAGGACGCCTTCACGAAGACGCTCGGGATCGCATCGCCCGCGAAGGCGATGATCGGGCCCGGTCGATTCACCGCGCAAGGCGTGGCCGTCGGCATGGATCAGGGTACGGGCGACGTCGAAGACGCGGGCTCGAACTTGGCGAAGGCGGCGTCGAACGGATTCACGGATTCGGTAGGAGGCGCGGACCCTGGGAGCTCGGGCGCCGGTTCAGGCAAGGGTGGCGCGATCAACGTCGAGCGGATCGAGATCAACGTTTCCGGCGGCAATAGCGCCGCGACGGCGAGCGAGCTCACCGAGCAGGGGCTTGCGCTTGCGCTCGAGCGTGTCGCGCTTGCGGGAGGACTTCTCTAGTGGGCGCGCTCCTAAATCCGATCCTCTTTCCTGAAACATGGGACGTCATCTTTGTTGGACAAGTCATGTCCCCCGGCATTGTCTCGAAGGTGTCGGGCTTCGATCGGGTTTACGACTGGGACGTGAAGAAGGGTAAGGGGACCGTCGGCGCGACGACGACCTTTACCGGGAAGCCTCCCGCGGAGGGATCTTTCACGTTCCAACTTTGGAAGGAAGATCATTTCACCGCGTGGGATGCGTTCGTGCTTCTCCTCAAGTACGAACCCACGAAGAAGGCGGTTTCCGCGGTGGACGTCTATCACCCCGCGCTCGTCTCTTCGGACGTGACCTCGCTTGTCACGCAAAAGATCTCCCCGGTCCTTCACGTCGGCGGGGGATTGTACGAGGTAACCGTTTCCTTCCTCGAGTACTTCCCCGCGGCGAAGAAGAACGCGACCGGCACGCCCGACGGATCGAAGACGACGCAAAAGGGCACGACCCCCGGAACCCCTCCGGACCCCATCGCGGACGCGCAGCAAGAGGAGATCCGAAGGCTCCTAGCGCAAGCGAGTGCACCATGATCGAGTTCGCATCGATCAACGGCGAGCGCGTCGTTCGTGCGATCGTGTCGATCCCCTATCGAGGTAGGTGGTCTGCCGACATCGAGATCGCGAGCGACAAGGTGATCGCCTCGTCGGCGACTCTCACGATCGCGAATCTCACACTCAAGGGCACGGCGATCCCGTCGAGGTCGGCGGCGTTCGCTGGCGCGCGATCGCTTCGCATGGTCGGCGGCGCCAACGGATGGCCGACGATCCCAACGGCGCAAGCCTACGCCGACCCCAACGGGGTAAAAAAAACGATGGTCACCCGCGACGCGGCCGCGGCCGTCGGCGAGCAAGTGAACATCGCACAAGACGGCACGATCGGAACGCACTTCGTCAGGAGCGGCGATGCGCCGGCGATCGAGGTCGTGCGTTCCGTATTTGGTGAGACGTGGTGGATCGACGAGAAGGGCGTTACGCAATGCCAAGATCGCACGAACACCGCCATCATCACGACGCCGTTCACCGTTGCGAAGCGCAACGGAGCGAAGGCTAGCTTCGAGGTCGCGACCGAGGATCTCGCTTCGTGGATGCCGGCGCGAACCTTCCGTTCGGACCTCGTTCCGGATGTGCAATCGATCTCACTTGTAACCCTGAACTTGGAGGGCGAGGGAAAGCTACGGCTCGACATCCTCGCGGCCGCATGAGTACGGCGATCGACCGTCTCACACGCGCGCTCCGCGCCATCATTCGGGACGAGTTCCCGAACATCAGGTTTTACGGGGTCTACGAGTACGCGATCCAGTCCGTCTCCGACGGACTCGTGGACGCGTCCCCCGTCGACACCACGCTAGGCCTTCCCGCGATCTCGAAAATGAAGATGCGGCCCGGCCTCCTCGGCGAGACCGTGAAGCCAACGGCCGGAAAGCTTTGCCGCGTCGTGTTCATCAACGGCGATCGCACCCGTCCCGAAGTCGATTCCTGCGAGGGGAACAACGAAGAAAGCGCGTTCGACGCGACGACATCGATCAACATCGGAGACGGCGCGCTCGGGTGCGCCCGCATGAATGATCCCATTCTCGCGGCCGGCATGTTCGCGGGGACGATCACCATGGGATCCACGAAAGTGAAGGTCGGATAATGGCCATGTCAAGCGCAGGCATGAGCGCCGCGATCAAGGCCGAGCTTGATGCTGCGACTCCTATCACCTCATCGCAGGAGCTCGCGGACGCAATCGCCGTGGCGATTGTGACCTACATCAAAGCGAACGCCGTCGTGCTTCCGACGGCACTCATCGCGCCTGGAGGGATGACACCGGCGCCGGTCACGGGAACGGGGACGATCACATGACGGACCTTGGTACGGACTTCTCGTGCACAAGCGATTTCACGCCCGATCTCGCACTCGCGACCGGGCGCTCGAATCTGGCGCAAGCGATCGCGCGTCGTCTCATCACGCCCCGCGGAGGACTCATCGACGATCCGAACTACGGGTTCGACCTCACGCAATTCGTGAACGACGATCTCTCCGTTCCGGACCTCGCCCGCATCGAGTCAAGCGTCGTCGCCGAGTGCAACAAAGATGAACGGATCGACGCGGCGACGTGCCGCATCTCGCTTTCGGGCGCCGGGGTCATGATGGTGACCATCCTCCTCGAGGACGCCGCGGGGCCCTTCACGCTCGTTCTATCGGTGACCGACGTCACCGTTTCGATCCTCAAGGGTGACAAATGACGACGACGATTTCGATTGATGACCTCATTACGCCGGCGACCGCGGAGCAGTGGCAAGAGACCGTGCTCTCGAACGACGAAACGCTCGAGCTCAAGGTTACATCGTGGCAAGTGGGGCAACCCTCAAGAACCATGATCGCGATCATGTCGAACATCTTCGCGCAGCAAGACGCGACGATTTCCTTGATCGCGCAAGGCGGGTTTCTCGACTTTGCCGCAAACGGTAGCGTTACCTACACCGCGCTGAACGGAAAGACCGTCACCCAAAAAGTGACGCCTGATCCGAGCGTGCCCGGGGAGAACCCCGACGGAACGCCGGGATGGCTCGATCTCCTCGCTTCCAGCGTATACAACGAAGAGCGCACGGGCGCGGCATACGCGAGTAACACGGAGTACTTCGCGAACGAGACGGCCAACACCTACGGGCCATTTGCCGCCGGCACCTATCACGCATCAAACCCGACGAGCGGCGCCGCGTATAGCAACGTGGACGCCCTCACCATTGGGCCCGCGAACTACGTCGGCGGCGGGATCACGGGCGCGACGAACACAAGCCCCATCGTCATCACCACCGGAAGCGCTCACGGTCTCACCGGAAGCGAGGTCGTCAAGATCACCGGCGTACTCGGGAACACGAACGCCAACGGATTTTGGGCGATCAACGTTCTTACGACGACGACGTTTTCGCTCACGAGCTCGAGCGGCAACGCCGCGTATACGAGTGGGGGAACCGTCAACGTTTGCTCCGAGGGGACCTTCGCGGCCGACGTCGCGGGCCCCGGTGGGACTTCGGCGCCGGGCACCATCACGCAACCGGTTACGACGCTCTCCGGCGTCACGTGCGAGAACTTGCAAAGTTTCATTGGAACGGACTGGGAAAGCAATCAATCCCTCGCGGCGAAGTGTCGCCTCAAAATCCAAGCGCTCTCGCCGAACGGTCCCAAAGGCGCATATGAATACTTTGCGCTAAAGGCGGCGGAGCTTCTCGCACTCGAGGATCCACCGGTCGCTCTCACGTCTCCGATCACGCGTGTTCTCAAGCGCTCGAGCGCGACCACCGGCATCATGCAAACGGTGATCGCGAACGCCGGCGGCGACGTCCCCGGGATATCGAATCTCGCCGTTTCCGGTGCGACGAACGCGAGTCCCATCGTCATCACGACCGCGACACACGGACTCGCCACCGGCGACTATGCGACGCTTTCCGGCGTACTCGGGAACACGAACGCCAACGGAACGTTCACGATCACGGTCCTTTCTTCGACGACGTTCTCCCTCGATGGCTCGAGCGGCAACGCCGCGTATTCCGGGGGCGGCGTCGTGCAAGGCGGGGACCTCGGACAGGTCGACAAGATCATTCAAGCGAATGCGGTTCCGGACGACATCACGGCGATCACCGATAGCTCGACGCCGTTCAACGTCGCGATCATCGCAACCGTCGAAGTGCCACAGGCGAACGTAGCGATCTACGCGGCCGCGGTTCAAACCGCGCTCGCGGTGTACTTTGCCGCGCTTCCCATCGGAGGGATCTCGGGCGAACTTCAGTACAACGACGTAATCGGCGTGCTCTTCGCCGCGGGTTCGACGGGCTCGCAGCCTAGCTACGTGAAGCGGATCCCGTCGATGACGCTCAACGCGTCGAGCGCGAATCTTCCCTACACGGGCCCGCTATACGTCGCGAAGCTCTCGCCGGCACCGGTGATCAACGTGGTGGGGGTGTAACGTGACGCAGCAACGTGACGCCGTCAAAGCACTCTCGCCCCCGTGGCTCTCGGATGGGACCTCGGAGCGGTATATGTACTCGCTCGGGCTCGCGTGCGACGCGAACCTCGAGAAGCTGAATCAAGCCGTACGCGCTTGGATGCCGGGGCAAGGGACCCCCACGGCGAACCCCTACATCGGCCTTGATCGCGTCATGCCGCAAGGTCCCTTTGAAGCCGACGTGGACTATGCGCTACGTCTGCAAAAGTCTCTTGGAACATGGCAGCGCGCGGGATCAAGGCGCGCCGTCATGTCGCAAGCGCTCACCTACTTGGGCGACTATGCGACCGCGGCGACGGGTACGGCGCAAGTTCCGAGAGCCGTTACCGTGTCGTGTTCGAGCGGCGGCGAGTGGGCGACGTGGGACACCTACTACAACACGAGCGACATCACGAAAGCGCCCGCGCACATTCGGATCGCCCCCTCGAATTGGGGCTTCGACGAGGACGACTATTCGCGGTGGTGGCGCACGTGGCTGACTATCTTCCTGCCCGCATCGAGCCCAGTGCAACCCGGTCCCGTTTGGGGAACGGCGGGGGTGAAGTGGGGAGACGAGATCTCGTGGGGCTTCTCGAATCCGTCGAGCCTATTCACAGCTTTTCGAGCGCTCGTCTTCCTCTGGAAGTCCGCAAACACTTGGTACCCGTGGGTCATCTTCTCGTTCAACGTGAACGACTCGAGCGCCGGAAACGAGTGCTCACCGAATTCTGGCATCGGCACGGGTAACGCCGATGCCACGTGGCAACGGTTCGGCGTGACCGTCGACGGGGTCCGCGTTCCGTCTCGCCCAACCGGCACCCGCTTTGTGTGGGGCACCGGCATTTACGACAGCGATTGCACCATTCCACTTTGGACATAACACCACCATGTCAACGATCATCACCGGCGATCCTTCAACCGTCTCGAGCTCCCTTTCCGCCACGATCACGGGCGCCACGAACGCGAGTCCCATCGTCATCACGACGAGCGCCGCTCACCTATTTTCGACGTATGACATCGTCTATATCACCGGGGTAACGGGCAACACTGCGGCGAACGGGGTCTTTGCGATCACGGTCCTTTCCGCGACGACGTTTTCTCTCACGGGGAGCACGGGAAACGGCGCGTACGTGAGCGGCGGAACCGCCGTCGATATGTCACTGACACCCGCGTGCCAGGTTCCGACGAATGGCGACGACTTCGACGCGGACGCCGTGATCTCAGCGGTCGAACTGTGTCTCGACCGAACGCAATTCCTGGTCCGCCAATCGCCGGTGCAATATTCGTCGATCGTTCTCACGTCGACGCAAACAATGCGCGTTCTCAGAACGGGGCGCTATCTGCTCGAGTCGTGCGGCGGCGGGGGTGGCGGCGGGGGTGGGAGGAAGGGAGGACTCGGCGCGGGCACGGAGGGCGGCGGCTCTGGCAGCGGCGGAGGCGCGGGGACTCTCGGTAGCGCTCTCGTGAATCTCACCGCGGGAGACCTGATCACCTTCAACGCAGGGGGCGGCGGCGCCGGTGGCGCCGGTGGAACAACGGCACCGACGAACCCGACCGACGGAAGCGCTGGCTCGCCGTCCTACTGGCAAGACGCGCTATCCGCGACGGTTTGCATGGGGATGGGCGGGGGCGGCGGAACGAAGGGATTGGATGCTGGTGCTCCAACACACACGATCGGCGGCCTATCCCCGAACATGTACGCGGGAACGAGCACGACCCCCGAGACGCTTGTACAGAATCAGGGGCAAGGCGGGTGCGGGCGCTGGACCATTGCTGGCTCCCAGCCCCTAGCGACGGACGGATCCCAGGCGGGCGCACCTTCCGTGTGTGCAGCGGGGGGCGCCGCGGGCGCGGACGGAACGAAGTCAGGCAGCTATGGCGCGGGCTCCGGCGGCGGGGGTGGCGGCGCGTCGGCTCACGTTTCTGGCTCCGGCGGCGCCGGTGGCGCCGGTGGCAACGCGGCTTCTGCAGGCACCGCAACCGCCGGCGCCGCAGGTAGCGCCGGCGCATACGGCTCCGGCGGCGGGGGTGGCGGCGGGGGTGGGGCTGGCTCAATCGCGGCCGCAAACGGCGGCGCTGGCGCCGCCGGTGGCGACGGATGGGGCCGAATGACGTTTCTCGGAGCGACGCTATGAGCTGGCTTGATTCATTCTTCACACAGCACAACTACGTAACAGTTCAGGACGACGGAACGGACATGCCGCCGCAGCCGAAGCTAAACATCTTCGGTACCGGCGTAACCGTGTCGAACAACGCGACCACGGGCGCGACCGACGTCGAGATCACCGCGGGCGGCGGGAGCACGCCGACCGGAACGGGCTTCTTCGGCGTGACCGGTGGCGTCGCCGATGCCGCGGCGATCAAGGTCAACCTCGCGAGCTCGACCTACGTGACGGGCACTCTTGCCGTAGGCAACGGCGGCACGGGAAGCACGGACTACCGAACGGCCACGGAGACGTTCACGAACAAATCGATCAGCGGTTCGACGAACACCATCACGAACGTTGCGATCAGCACCGCCGTATCGGGACTCGGATCCGGCGTGGCGACGTTCCTTGCGACGCCATCGAGTGCGAACCTCGCGGCCGCGGTCACCGGGGAAACGGGAAGCGGCGCCCTCGTCTTCGGCACGGGCCCCACGCTATCCGCGCCCGTCATTTCGACGATCTCGAACACGGGCACACTTACCCTCCCAACGTCGACGGATACGCTTGTGGGTCGAGCGACGACGGACACGCTCACAAACAAGACGCTTACGAGCCCGGTGATCAACACCCCGAACTTCGGATCGAATGCGATCACGACGTCGGGATACTTCGGGACGAGCGGAACCCTCGCGACGACGGGTCAAGTGCGGTTCGCCACGGGCGACAAGCTTTGCGTTCGCAACGGAGCGGACAGCGCGAACATGTGCATGATGCACAACGGCTCCGGCGACACGCTCTACATCGGTCTGAACGGGTCGTTCACCGAGGCCTACTACCAGATCATCCAGTGTCCTTCGACGGCGCAGTATCTCGGCGTTGCATCCAACTACTTTTGGATCATCACGAACAACCTTCTCGAGGCGAACGCCCCGATCCTCGGTTACTCGGGCGCCGAGTTCGGCGTGCACGGCGCCGTCGATTCGGCGATGGGAGACACAAATTACACGGTTCCTTCCGGCGAGCGATCGCGCGACACCGTGAAAGTTTCGACGCTCATGACAAGCGGACGAACCATGACATGGCCCCATCCGTCATCGATGGATCGCAGTTACAAAAAGATGATCTTCAACAATGGCACCACGCAAACGCTCACGATCTCGACGGGGACGGGCACGACGAAGACGCTCGCGACCGGCCTCGCTCAGTGGTTCGAGTTCACGACGGGAGGCGTTCGCGCGGCGAGTGCGACGTTCACGCCATGAGCGTACAAGCGGCCGTCGCGATCTGCTCTTTGTGCGTGACTCTACTCGTGGCGCTCGTCGCCGCCACGTGGCGGTTCGCGTCGATCGCGACACAGCTTACAGCCGAATCAAAGGAGCTCCGCGAGCAGATCAAAAAGCTTGCGGATGCGATCGCGGACATCGGGAAGATCCCCGACATCCTTCGGCGCGTCGGACTACTCGAGCTCGCCAACGGAGATCTGGCCGGCAAGGTACACGCTCACGATACGTCTCTTCGACTTCTCGATCGCGACCTGCGATCCATCAAACCCCCACGCCCCGGATCGATCCATGATGAATAAATACCTTGCATTCGTAGAAGCACACCCCGCTCTGATGGCGCTGATCGTCATCCCGATCGCTACGGCGATCTTCAACGGCCTTACGCGGCCGCGGACGCCGGAGGAATACGCGGCGCTTCCACCGTGGTTCGCGAAGTTCTGTAAGATCATGCGTGCGCTCGGACCGGTGCCGCAAAAGATCCTCGATGCGATGAAGGCCGACATGACCGCGCAAGCAAAGCGGAAGTCGCTCGCGCCGCCGCCGATGCCGGGCCCGTTCTCGAAGGTCGAGAAGGCGATCGAGAACCTCGACCAAATCGCGATCGAAGTCGCCGACTCTACACCTTCCACGCAACCGGAAGGCACCACCGTTCCAGTACCCCCGAAGGACACACAATGAAACTCGCACTCACCACATTTTCTTTCACCGTGGCGCTCGTCGCCTCATGCTCTCCGGCCACACCGTCCGCGAAGGTCGGCGCCGAGCTCGAGCGTCACGCGGCGATGCTGATCGAATGTCGCGGACAGGGACGCGCCGCGTCTGACGCTGGCGCGGAAGCGGGATACAGCGCTTACGAGGCTTGCAAAGCAGAAGCGGGGATTCGATGAAAACACCCGTCGAGAAGCTGCAGGCCGCGATCGATGCGCGGATCGTGGACCCGCAAGAGGTCGAGGACTTGATCGCCCGAGCTCGCCAGCGGCGTAAGCTGGCGACACTCGATCGCGTTTCCAAGGCGCTCGACGAGGGCGCCACCGAGGAAGAAGTACTTGCAGCATTGGAGAAAAAGAAATGAGCTTGCTCGAGCAAATTGCGCCCGCCGCGAAAGAGGTTCTTGGACTCATCGCGAAACATGCCCCCAACAGCATCGCCCCCTACGCGGCGATGCTCTCACCCGTCGCCGATCTGCTCGAAGATGGGGAGGTCACCGAAGATGAGATCATCGAGTTCTCGAAGCGATGCATGACGCTCGCGAGCGACGAGACCATGAAGAAGGAACTAGGCCTATGATTCACACACGCGATATTTCCGACGACTTCTTCCCCAAGCTGAAAGCGATCGCGGAGCGTCTCGGCGCCGATCCGAAGCACATGCTTTCGGTCATGTACTCGGAAAGCGGGTGCTCGGCGAAGGCGTGGAACGACAACCCGAAAAACCTCCCACCGGAGAAGCGGTGGAACGCCTCGGGGCTGATTCAGTTCATGCCGCCCACCCTCGTGGGGCTCGGCTACTTCAACGGGCACGCCGCCTTTCGCGCACTCTCGGCGACCGCGCAGCTCGACTACGTCGAGAAGTACTACGCGCCTTTCAAGGGGAAGCTCGGGAGCATTGCCGCCCTCTACGTCGCTACCTTCCTTCCAGCGTACACCGCGAAGGCGTCCGATCCGACGTACGTACTCACGGAAAAGAACGGCCGTCTCGGATGGGCATACTCACCGAACGTCGCGTTCGACGCGAACAGGGATGCGCGCATCACCGTGCAGGAGCTCGAGGACGCGGTGAAGCGCAATTGTCGAGGACCTCGATTCGACGAGCTCGTGGCGCGCCTATCCGGCGAAGGCCTCGGTGACACGAGCAAGGAAAGCGAAGCGGCGTCCCTCGACCTCCGGACCATCCTCGGAATGCAAGCGGCGCTCAAGGCCGCGGGGTTCGATCCCGGTCCGCTCGACGGACTACCGGGCCCGAAGACGACCGCGGCGATTCTCGCCTTCCAAGAAAAGGCCGGCCTCGTCGCGGACGGGGTCTACGGACCGAAGACGCGGGCGGCGCTCGCGGCCGTAGGCGCAAAGTTCACCGATGGGAAGAAGGGGAAGCCCGCCGCGGCCTAGCGGCGGCGAAACCGATCTTCGACAAAGCGCGTAAAGTTCTCAGCATCTTTCCCGGTGAGCGTCATCGTGAAGGATGCTCGGTACTCGCCGGGGCCTAGCTTCGGCACGTGCGTTGGTTTCTGCACGCACGTCATCGACACGAGGTCTACATAGACCGGTTTGCCTTCGACCGTAAACGAGACGCCGTCAATCTCCCCGACGCCGCGTGGCAAAGCATCGCCGGGCGGTATCTCTCCCTCGGCAACGGTCACGATCGGCTCCGCGTTCGCCGCGTCGTGCATCGCGACGAGCTCGGCCATCTTCTTCTCGTAGTCGTCATTCATGGGCGTACTGCAGCGTCATCAGCGCCGATTTGTTGCAACCTCATCCGTCCACCGGCCGATGGGATAGCATGCGATGGTTCGATCTGGAAGATGGGGGAGTGCTCGAGTTCGACGTGCTCGAGCTTCGGCTTTGGGTGACGCCTGCCGGCGTCTTCGCGGCGTGGCTCACCGCCGAGGGTAGGGCGCTCTGGCGCCCCGTGGTTGGGTCGGCGTGAGCGGTTCACGGCTCGCACGTGGCTAGGTCCCGACAAAGTTCCATATCGGCCTCTGTGATCTTGCGCGAGCCCCCATCGCAATAGGGGAACATCGCGGCGCCCCGCTTCTCGACGTGCATCATCCCGACCGCATGACCGATCTCGTGCAAGGCGACCGCGGCAAAGTCGCACGGCGAGTCCGCGTAGATCCAGATCCCTTTTGGCGACGTGATGCCAATCGAATCGGGCGAACCTGGAAATCCTTTCGGGTCGTCATTCGTGGACCTCACGAATCGCATCGCGTCCCGTTCCTCCGCAGTCCCCCACCAACCATCGGAAAACGAGACACGGACGGAGACGCGGCACGTAGCAAGGGTCCAAGCTCGCGCGGCGGCGTGGATAGCGTCCCTCTCCTCACGCGTGAAATCTGGATCGCCGGCGAACACGAGCTCACGAAACGGCCCGACGCACGCGCGCGCTCCGAGGTCGGCCTCGGGTGACGGGCTCTCCGAGGCGCAGGCCACGAGGAAAAGGAGGGCCGGAAGCCTCACCGCTTCACCTGCCGCACTGTGACCCTGTAGACCTTGCCGACGCTATTGAGCTTCAAATGCGTGAAGGCATGCTTCCTAAATATGAATGAGAAAGTGTATCCGGAGTACTCATCCCGCACCCGCCAGAAAACCCGCACGACCCTGCGCGCGCGGTCCTTTTCGTGGGCGAGGGCGGCGCGGAGGTGAAACACGCTGCCATCTTCCGGTTCAATACCTTGCCCCGCGAGCACGTCGACTGACAGAAACGCGCATTCGTCGCAGATAGTGACAAGCGGGCCGGTGATGATGAAGCGCACGTCCGTGCGATGCTTGCCGCAAAAGGAGCAGTGGTTCGGCAGGTACGCTTCGCAGATTTCGCGGAGCTCGTCTTGTGTTGGCTTGCGCTCGCTCACTCCCGCACCTCCGCGGAGAGGCATGGGGCGCAGCGCTGAGGTTCGCGCTTCACGTGGTGGACGAGACGGTGGAACACGCAGCAGTGCGAAAACTTCTTGCCCACGATGCGCTCCGTGCACTTCCCGCACGTGACCCGGTTCGCGTCTATCGCGATGTTGAGGGTGCGGCGGGTCATGTGTCGCGCCTGTACACAGCAAATACCGCTGCGCCCGGTAGCGGATACGCCGCGCCGCTCATGTGTTGGCAAATGGAAAACGAGACCAGTTCCCAGCCCGCTCGCGCCATTTCTTCCGCATCCTTCGCGACCCATTCGCCGGCATCCACTCGGCGGTCGACGTCGGTATAGTTCGATACGTATTCGGCGCTCACAGCTCACCCCGCTCGATGGCGTCGGCGGCTTCGCGCAGAACCGTTATCACCAAGTTCACACCCTCCGCCTCGGTTGCGTCGGACGGGGCTATGTCGGCAATCGCGCTGGCCGCCTTGGCTCGCAATGCCGCAACGATGCGGGCGCGCTCCCCTTCCTTTGCCAAGAATTCCGCCAAGCGCGTAACCATGCGATGCACCTCCTCCTTGCGCCGAAGCTTCCCCTTCGCCAGAAAATACGCCGTGAACAGCCGGCGAATCGTGCGGGCTTGGCGGGCGATGGTGCGAGCTTGGACGGCAGGTGGCGCACTGTTTAGGTAGTCCAGGTTGCAGCCCACCGTGCAAAACGCGCTTTCGGACGGCAGATGCGCAGTTGTCTTGCCGCAGTTTGGACATGGGGACCGCATCACCCCGCCTCCTTCTTCTTCGCTGGCCCGACCGTGACGCGGAGGACGCGGGCATCGTGCGACATTGCTGCGTGTTGCTTTGCCTCGGTGCGGTTACCCCAGTCCTGCGTCATGTGGCCGCCAGCGAACAGGTGGCGCCACTTCACCCGCCAAAACACGCGACGCTTCCCGCTGCGCCACTCGGCGAGCTCGGCTTCGAGTGCCCGCACCAAGCCCGGGAGCGCCGCTCTGGCTTCGGCGTTGCGAGGGTCCACCGTGGATGTCAGCGCTTGGCCCACCGTTGCGGTTACCGCGTAGCAAACGCAGTCACAGCCGGCCCGCTTGCATACCGGGCAATCGTGCGCACGTCCGCCCATCACAGCACCCCCGTTCCGGTGCGGGACATGGCTTCAGCGGCTAGGCGTCCCTGCCACGTCAGCCAACCACGACCGCTGCGGGCAGGGAAGTACTCCGCCGTCACGTAGCCGAGCCTTTCCAGTGCGCGAACGCTGCGAACGTGCTTCGGCTTGAACCACGTGTCCCCCCCGTAGGACCGCGTTCCAGCACGGAGGAACTGCACCAGGATGCGCTGTTGTGCCGGCGTCATGGCGCACCGGCCTTGGCGGCGGCGATGCACATGAAGCACGGCTTCTCCTCGTTCTCGCGGCAGTACCCGCAGTGGTACGCATTACGGAACCGCCGCCCCGCCTCAGCCTCGGCGAGCAGCGCAGGAAGGGCTCGCATGCCGGCCTCCACGTATGCGTCATGCTCTGCCGATTCGTTCGCGCGCAGGCCTTCACGCAAAGCCTTACTGGTGAACGCTGCCAGCAACCGCCGCAGTTCGGCGTAGGTGGGCGTGGTCATGATGCCTCCAAGAGGATGCGGCCGATGACCTCGGCGCATTGCGGAACGACAGCGTTGCCGAGCGCCTTCAGTCTTCGAGCGCGGTCCAATCGTCGGGCAGGCCCATCATCCACTCCACAAACCGGGGGCTGAGCTTGCCACCCACTGCCGTTGCGAGACCATCGCCACTGTTGGCGCTTGCTCCCTTGCGATTGTAGTTCCCGCACACCGTGGGCGTCGGCAGCAAGCCCTCGCGAGCGAGCATCAGTAATGACGGAATGCGACTTCTCTTCCCATCCACTGTTGGTCCGTAGCTTGACGCGCTCGGCGTTGGCAGCAAGCACGAACACTCGTCGGCGGAGGTGGGGCGCTCCGACGGCGAAGGCAGAAAGCGAGAAGGCGCGGGTTCGGTACCCCAGCACGTGCAGGTCTCGCCGCACATGGGGCAACCAACGCCGGGCACCGCTGGCGACGTTTTCGACGACAACGAACCGCGGGCGCGTTTCCGAGACGATGCGACGATACTCGTACCAGAGTCCGGAGCGCGCACCGGCGAGGCCGGCGTCTTTGCCTGCTCCGCTGACATCCTGACAGGGGAACCCGCCGCAGATGACGTCGACCATTGAAAGGCTAGCTGAGCCGACCTCGCGAACATCCTCGTACCTCTCAACCGAAGGCCAGTGCTTTGCGAGCACCCGCCGGCAAAACGAATCCTTCTCGACCTGCCAAACCGTGTGGCCCACGCCCGCACGCTCCAGACCGAGCTCCAGGCCACCAATACCTGAGAACAGGGAACCGATACGCATCGATGCCGCGCTCACTGCACCACCATCCCGCCGCGGAAGGGGTGCCGCTCTTGGATCCGTGGTGGTACCTCCGTTGCCGTTTTGTGCGTTTTCTCGCGGGAATCCTGCGTACTACGTTGGATTGAAAATCCGCGTGTCGACAGTTCGATTCTGTCCCTGGGCACTGTTTTCATAGGCTTATCTCGCTTCGTTGGTGTCTGTGAGGTACCAGAAACGCCCTCCGGCGCCGCGTCGTGGTACCCCAGTGGTACCTGAGTTCGCTCGCTGAGAAGGCGCCCGAGCTCGGTGGGCTTCAGGCGCCCGTAGACCCGTTCCGCCATGCGGCCGTCAGTGTGTCCGAGGTCGGCGCCGATGAGGTGAGGCTCTACCCCAGCATTGCGAAGCCATGTGGCGTGTGTGCGGCGCAAGTCGTTTCGCATTCGTTGCTTTGCACGAACGTTAGCGAGTCGAACGCGGAGGGCCTCGCGGCCTGCTCGCTCGGAGGCGAGGCATCGGCGCGCCCGACGCAGGTCACGCTCCAGCGTGGCGATCTGCTCACGCAACCGAGCAACCTCATCCTTGTGAGCCTGTCGGTCCGCCCGGGCCGTGGCCAACGGCATGCGCTCGTCTGCCTCTTTGGACACGAGCCGTGAGCCTCGGTTGTAAGCTGCCGATCCCATCATTCACCCGCTTTCGCGCAGCGCACGCACGCCGTTGGCCCACCTGCCACCAGGCAGCCACAGCATCGACACTGCCGGATCGTCCCAAACGGCGGCGCGAACGCCGTGTCTGTGGCCGTAGGTCGCCACTGCCATCCGTGCTCATGGACATCAGCGGGGACCACGCCAGCCATGGCCGCAAGGCGCTCCAGGAACGCCCCCATCGTTTCGTCCTCACGCGCGCCCAGACGCTTCCGCAACGCCAGCCGCCCCTGCATTTCAGCCTCGATGTCGGCCTGTAGCTGGTTCGCGTGGGCGAGCCGCTCCTCTGCCAGCCGCTCTGCCTCTCCCGCCCGCCCGATCCACTCGTCCATCTCGTCGAGCAAGTGCCCAACGCGCGCCCCCAGGCCGTCGAAGATGACCGCTCGCCCGTCCAGCGCATCGAGCACTTCGCGCAGCCTCACGTCCTCAGGCTTAGCCAGCTCCTCGGCGAGGCTCTCGATGCGCATCGCCATCGACTCGACCTGACGCGCCAGTGAGGCGTTCTCGGAGCTGAGGTGGTCGCTGTTTGAGCGAAGAACCTCGTTCTCGCGCACCAGCTCGCGGTTTCGCTCCTCCCAGTGCCGATTGCAGCCCGGAGAAAGCTTGCACACGCCCGTCTGGCCGCAGTCCTCGATCTCGCTGTGCTGCCGTATCTTCGGCAACGCGCCGCTGCATGTCGTCGTCTCGCGGTCGTAGTTGCGCACCATCCCGCAGCGCGAGCAGACGGACCAACCCTCGCGCTCGTGCGGCACCCACTCGTGTCCAGAGCTGCTCACAACGCACATCCGCTGTTAACCGCGCGCTTCGTTCGTGCGGTGTAAAATTTCGGGTCGCGGAGTTTGTGAGCCAGCCTGTGAGCCTCAGCCTTGTTCAAAGGCTGCTCTCCGAGGTGGGTTTTGGTCCAGGCGCGGCGTCCGTCGAACACGTCAACGGCCCAAGCATTAATCACGTTTAGCGCTGGCTTCTTCTCCATCACTCCACCTCATCCTCTCGCGGCTTCGCTTCACACACATCACCAATGCACGGCATCGAGTCACCCCAGCGCTCGCCGGGCCAAAGACCACTGCGCTTACCGATAGACTTCGCGTAGGCCACGTATTCACCCGCATCGCTTCCGTTTAGCAGGCGGTCAAGTAGCGTGTTGATGCAGTCACAATAGAGCGACTGCAATGGGGCGCTTCGGCCAGTTGGTGCCATGCTCATCTTGCACCGCGGGCACTCTTTCAACGGAGGCCCAACGTCATCGCAACAGCAGCGCATCACGCCCCCTTCGCTTCTTCGTAAACGTCAAGTGTAGCAAGCGCGACATCGGACAGCGCCTCATGCCTTTACCCATGGCGATGCGGTAGAAATCCGGCGGGGGTCGGGTTGCGGGGGTCATGCGCCGGATCCCCTTCGCGCGTTCATGAACGCCTGTTTGATGTTGCTCACCTCGACAATGATGCGCGTGAACGCCGACGCCTTCGGCTTCTCGTCTTGCTCGAGCGACCATTGCGCGCCCGCGAGGAAGCCCGCGAACACGTCAAGGTCGGCCTCGGTGTTCAATGTGAGGAAGCGCACGTCGATGCTCTTCGAGAGCTCGAGCGCGAGCCGTGACAGCGTCGCCGACGCGGCGGGGTGAAGTCCTAGCGATTGCGGCGCAGCTTGCACGGGAGGCGCCGGCGGAGCTTCCTTCGATGCCCTCTCGAGCTCAAGCGCTTGCGCTGCAAGTTGCGATTGCAGTGCATCGCACTTGTCCCTAGCGGCGTCTCGCTCCTCTCGAAGGGATGCACACTTCTCGCGCGCGTGGTCGCGCTCCGCGCGAGCGGACTCGAGCTCGTCCCGCATGAGGTTGATCCGTGCGTCGGCGTATGCCTCGACCGTTTGCGGCTTCGGCTGAAAATCGTTCGATGTGGTTGCGGGTTGGGTCATTGGCTCTCTTGGGTTCTGCAAAGTCGTTTTCGTCTATGTGCATGCGGCGGCGGGCGCCTCGAGGCGATACTCGAAGAGCCCGCGTTCACGTTCGCCTCGAGCGCGCTTCTCGATGCGGAAGGCGCCGAAGCGGGGCTTGCGTAGGTGGCGGAGTTGCGCGCTCACAGAGGCCGGAGGGTCTCCGGTCTTTGCGGCGATCTCGTCGAGGGTTCGCCACGCCCCATCCAACATGAGGTTTCGGATCCGCTCGTGCTGTTTCAGAAGGCGCGGCGTGTCCGCTACCCGGTCGAACAGAGGGCCGTTGAACATCAGCCCTCCTCGCCGGGCTCGCGTTCAATCACGCCGTCGGCGTCGGCCGCGACCTTCGGTTGAGACTTTGGCGCTTCGGGCTTGCCCTTCTTCGAGAGCTTCGCTTCGAGCGCCTTCGCCTTTTCCGCCCCATCGTCCGGGGGCGGGAAAGCCTCGTCGATCGATTGATCCTTGTCCTTGATCGCCGTGCCAAGTCCGATCAGCACCTCGAGCTCGTCGAGCCCCACGTCTTCGATCTTCGCGCACCCGACGCGCGCGAAGATGCGCTCGACCGGGACGCCGATCTTTTGCAGGCGCACCACGCATGCCTCACGCTTCGAGGCTAGCGTCTTCGCGTCGCCTACCGAGACCGCGCGCGCGCGCTTGTATACCTCGTCGATGTACGTCTTCGGGATCACCTTGAAGATCGCGTTTCGGAGCGCGATGCTTGCGGCCGCGTTACCCGTCACCGTCACCATGTCGTCGCTGAATCGCTTGCCGCTCTTTCCCGTGAGTCGCCGGCGCGTCTCGACCTCATATTTCAGGTTCTTCTCGATGTCCCACGCACCGCCGCGGGCGACGATCTCCTTCCCCGTATCCTCGACCACGCGCGCCGCGATGTGCATGTTCCCGTAGGCCGACGCGCAGATCTCCGCGAGTCGAACCGAGGGCCCCGCAATGGTCTTGCCGTCGCGAGGAAGGGCATAGATGCACGATTGCGCGACCTCCTCGTTCAGAGTCGCGAGCGTCGTCGCCTCTTCGAGGAATCGCGAGATCTGGCGCGGGTACTTGTGCGCCGCGTCGAGCTGGCTTTCGAGCTCGCTCCTCGAGATTGCCATGATGGCAGACGGCGGGACGACTTGCGTTTCGTGATCGATCTTTTCCAATGCTTGCATGCTCTCTCCTTCACGCCGTCCAATACGGCAAAGCCAACGATCGGATCCCCTTCGGGTATCCAGGGAATTCGCCCGTTTCGAGCGCTCCGGCGAGCGTGCGCATGTTCTCGCGGTAGCGCTCCTCGCCCTTTTGCATGCCCTCGCGGTCGATGTAGTAAATCGACATGTCGTAAGGAGGCTCCTTCTCGACGGCGATGAATAGGAAGCTATCGAGCGGCTTTCCAATGGCAGCGAACCCGGCGGAGTAGTGCGCCGCTTGCACGTGGTATCGGTAGCTGGCAGCGCTCTTTCCGAACGCGGATTCGCTCGCGTCGACCGTAGACTTCAGATCCACGACGGTCGCGAGGTCCTCGCGGTAATAGTCCGCGCGCAGCTTGCACGGTAGGCCCGTTTCCTCATCATCCCAACGAACCGTAGCTTCGGCCACTCCTCCGGAAAGAAGCTCGCGCGCGATGTCGTCGGACATAAGGGCTCGGGTCATGCGCACGATCGTGTCGAGCTCGGCGCGGTCGAGAACAATGTGGTTCGCGTGCTCCGCTTCCCATGCGTCACGACGCGCCTTGTTTTCCTTGAACCTGCAGTCACCGAAGTCGGGGCGAAACGCGTACGTCTTCGCGAAGACGTACGGCTCGAGCGCGTGACAGTGCCAAGCGCGCCCGAAGTGGAGCGCCTTCGAGTCCGCTTTCGAGCGCTCGCCCTTGCACCACGCGAGGTACTTCGAGAGGCTCTTCGCGACCTCGGAGAGCGCCGAGCAGTTGACCGGGCCGCCGAGCTCGCGGTGGTGGTAGACCTCGGCGGGAATGTTCAAGTGAAGCCCCGTCGCGAGGTTCCAAATCACCGATCGGCCGTTTGCCGTGTCCGTGCCCGAAGGCGGCGGCGCCTCTTCGGTGACTGCCACGCCGCGCGCCCATGAGAGTTGCTCCGAGAAGGGGAGGGCATCCCAACGGGCATCGGGGTTCGCGATCTCGTAGGACTCGCGGCCGGCTTCCCATTCGGGGGTGTCAATGAGGTCGCGCATCACGCCGCCGCCTTCTTCCCGTTGACCGGGACGAGAAACACTCCGGCCTCGCGGGAGGCCTCCGCAAACAAGTCCCGATCGGCGCGCACGTCGAACCAACGGGCCTCCCCGGTCGAGGAGTTGAGGAGTCCGAACACCATCTTCGATCGCGTCGTCTTCATGTGTATGAGTATACGCAGACTCAATGCGTATGCAAGCGCGAATATGCGTTATATCATAAGTTTCGGCACTTGATGCATAAGCGCGCGTAACTAATAACGAATGCGTGTTCGGTTGCGCGTCCCCATCGATGGAGCGATGCTGGGAGCATGTTCAGCTACGAGGGGGAGGGGGTAGCTCGTTGGGTGCGTTCCGAGGTTTCGGCCTCGGCGCTCGCACTGCGGGGAATGCGGCGCGCGGTGGCGATCGCCAAGGGCCTCGGGCTTCGGGTGTTTCGCGTCCCGAACCTCATCCCGAGGGCCTACCTCGCCCGGCACGGCGAGCACCGCGTCATAGCCTTCCGGGCGAGCACGCCCGAGCCGCCACATCGGACTGGGTGTGCGATTTCAGGACCTCTTTCAACAGTTCGCGCAAAAGGCGATTCTGTTTTTCGCTCAGCCCCGCCGCTCTGCCCTTGGCCATACGCTTCGTGGTAGCAGGCGCAAATATGAGATGGCGCATGTTCATTGCTTGACACCGCCTATGCGTAGGCGCATACTCAATCCCATGGTGACCGAAGGTTCCAGACTGCTCGCAAAGGTGATGTCCGAGCGCGGGCTCTATCAAACTCATGTCGCATCGATGGCGAACGTCACTCAGGCGGCCGTTTCTCGGTGGCTCGATGGCACATCGCGCCCCGACGAGGTGAAGCGGCAAGTGCTTAGCGCGCGCCTTGGCGTCCCGGCCGATCAGTGGCTCACGGACGCGGAGCGCGAAGAGATAGCGCGCGCCGACGAGTCGGGAGCGCTCCCCGCGGTCACCGGCACTGATTCGTAACGTTTTCCCCATGCCCTCGGTTCGACGTGAGCCGGGGGATTTTTCGTCAGTTCAGACCTGAACCAACGTCCCCGCAAGGGATTCGTTTGAATCCGCGAAGTTAACAACCGGAGAATTTAACGAGCCATGAAACTCTGTATCCACGTAAGA